CATCAGGGTCCGCTTCATCACTCTCGTCAGGATCGGGCCACGGACCGGTTGTCAGCCCAAACCCGAATCTCCCCTCCCTCTCGACGTCCTCTGGATTCTTTTCGCGCTCAAGGTGATCAACTGTGGTCATCGTTCAAGTACGCTTGGTCCCTCCCTCATGGCTCACTAGGGTTCAATCAGGCACTTTTTGACCGTTGTTCCGAGCAGGCGACGCGCTCTTGGCTCAAGGACCGCTCAGCGGCCGACCTGGTTCGAGCGGTGGAAGCATCGAACGTGGACTGGGACCCCCTCTTCACCCGCCACTTCCTAAAGGCTCAATGGGTGAAGAAACTAGACCGGTTTGGCGGTCCCGCCAAACCTGGCCAGACCATTGCGTCCTTCCCTCTGACCAAGACCCTGCGCGACGCCATCTGGGCCTTGTATATTGAGGAGACGATGGAACGCTACCGCCCGGTCACCACGTTTATGCATAGCGGCACGTCCGTGTCCGAACTGCAGGCGTGGTACGGCAGACACTGGAAACCTTCCGCCGGTTGCTTCGCGAATGATTACACGGCCTGGGACTCCGGCCGTAATGAGGCTTTCCTATTGCTGGATCTTCACATCATGCGTTTTTGCGGCGTGCCCCGGACCTACCGCGACACCTACACTCACGAGAAGCTGCATACCCGTTCCTATTTGGGCCCCGTGGGTGTGATGCAACACTCGGGGGACCGGTACACGAAACTGTTCAACACATACAGCAACATCGCCTTGACGCACCTGTCCCGCCGCATTCCACTAGGCACGCCCCAAGCCTTCTGTGGGGATGATTCCATTTTAAATGGGATTTTCCCATCTCGCCTCGGATTCCGTCCGTCGGAGTGGCTGATGACACCGAAACCGGTCAGCGGTGCAACCGCCCAGTTCTGCGGTTTCACGTTCGGCTTGCCGATTTGTGGAGTAGACCCCTTGGTCATTCAGCGAAGGTCTGAAATAGGGATCTCAAACGGGTGGCTCGACACCGATTACTGGTTGAGCATCCGCGACGCCTCCCGATTCACAGCGCCGACGTCCGACCATGATTCACGCATGGCAGCCGTTTCCGCCTATTCCACCTTGGCCGCGGAGTTGAGAGCCGGTTCCGCATTCCTGTAGGTTCCATCCTGGGGTTCGCAAGCCACAGGTCCACCACACCCATTCATCTCTCCCGAGGTCTCAGTTCCTGTTATGTTTTCCCTACGTTCCTTGCTATCCCATTCTTCCCCCTTTCTTTTATTTCACAGATCAAGACAATTAAGAAGGGCCAAGCCCCGCCTTCAGGAGGTCCAGCTTGGGGAAACGGCTCTCCCCACGAGATATCCCGAGTGTCCGTGTCATTCATTACTTTATAGGCGATCAAAATC